CATGACCGACCACATTGTTATCAACGTCGAGACGGGCAAATATGAGTGCCAGCACTGCAATGCTACTCAGTCCCCGCCCAAGATGCCCGTGCCCATCGGCGACATGCTGGCCCACATGGACATGTTCACCGCCGCCCATAAGGACTGCAAGGCGTCCACTGAGGCATCACCGCCGCCAACGGAGTACGAGCAAGGCTTTACAGCGGGCGTATCGTTCATCCTGCACGCCTTCGAGCAGCAGATGAGCCTACCCCCTTATGACCAGCACACGGACATCCTAGAGCGCCTGCTGGACTATCTGAAGCATTAGGGAAACTACCTAGAACTTTTTTCACAAGAAGCCGCATAAGTCTAATTTTTTGTTACAATACCATTACTGCAATTCGCAGGCAACTAAGGAAACGAGATGACACAAGCAGAGTTTGACAAGCAAGTCGCCCAAGACGCCCAGCGCCTGACCGAGCAGGGTGCCAAGCAGTGGGAGCAGCAGGAAGCGGAAGCCCGCCGCATCGAGTGGCTGCAAGTGCAGCGTCAGAACCACTACCTGAGCATGACGTACCAGATTGGCGTTGGAGGCTGAGATGGACATCCGCACCAGCTACAACCCGAAGTACACCCCGGAACTGGATTGGGAAGCCTACATGGACGGCTACGAACCCGGCGACCCGCTTGGGCTGGGTGCCACTGAACAGGAAGCCATCAACAACCTGATGGAGGCGCTATGACCCCGCTCAACCGCGAAAAAGCCGCCCGCAAGCTCTGTGCCCTGCGGGGGCTGCGTCCAGACGATGAGGTCATGCGCTTCACAAACAAGAACGACTACACCGTGGTTGGTCTAGCTGCGCCACGCTGGCAACTCATGGCCGACGAGGTCGAGCGCGTTTACGAAGTCCTGCAAGCCATCAACGAGACGATGGAAGAATGAGAGCCGTCCTCAACCTATGTGCCCTTGCCTGCATGGCTATTGGCTTTGTGGCGACCCTGATGGTGGCCGGGTACGCCTACTACTACTACCAATACGTCCCTGAGTGTTTCACCCTCCGCGCAGCATTCACTAAGGAATGCAAATGATTGACATGGTCAAGCGCCTGTTGGCTACCCCAACGCCGCTGGAGATGGCCGCTAGGGAACTGGTGAAAGCACAGCGCGAGAAGCTGGAGGCCGAGTCCGCACTGGACTACGCCGCCAATATTGTTCAATACAACGATGACCGCATCAACCGACTGAAGATGCGACTAGCTGAAATGAAGGAGCAAGCATGACCGAAGACCAAAGGTGGCAAGTTATGAGCGCACTTATGCCGCCTGCGTACTTGGCCGCAATCATTACGAAGATTGCAGACGGCACCATCAACAGAGCAGGCGCACTGATTGTGTTCGACATCATCTATGAGCAAAACAAGGACAAGTTGGCCGCAGCAATTGAGGAGCAAGCATGAAAGTCAAAGACCTAATTGAAAAGCTGCAAGCCATTGACCCCGAGTTGATGGTTGTGCGCAGCGGCTACGAGGGCGGCGTGACTGAGGCGACAGAAGTGGATGTCCAAATTGCTGCGCTCTATATCCATAAGGAATGGTACTACGGCGAACACGAACTACTGGTCGTTGATGGAGATTACCCCAACAAAGAACACGCAACAGTCGTTCACATCCACTAAGGAGCAAGCAATGAAAGAAGACACCACACCCATCGACCCAACGTGGATGCAAAAGACTGGCGGCTTTGCCCGCGACATGACCCTGCATGACTATTACGCTGGGCTGGCTATGCAATCAATAATTAGCGACCCAGCCAGTTATTCTTCAGAGCCTAATTTTGTATCCAAATGGGCTTTCCAACACGCAGACGCAATGCTGAAAGCGAGGGAAACAAAGTGAGTGAAGATGACGATGACTACGAGTACCTTTTCGACATCTTGTACACAGTATTTGGTGTCATGGCCTTCGTATTCTTCGTCATGGGTATTGGTGCCTTCGTCGTTGTTTTAATCAGTTTGCTGTAAGGCGTGAGTGGGCACCGAGGGTTTTTTTGAATCTCCCCTCTTAACCGCGTCAGTCAAAGTAGTGGGCACCTTACCCACTGTGATTTGACCGACTGGCCCCCGTAAGGGGCAACTTTCTGTTAGAATGAATGCGTTGGCGCACAGTAATCGGACAGGCTGCTTTCTGTCACGAGACACCTCACTGAAGCTCCCTGTGCCAACATCAACACGCATGGTGATTGTTCCTAGGTACTGTTTGGAATAGTCACCAGCCGTGTTGGTGGGAAGGAGCAAACCCTAGTGGGACGGGGGACGAGGGTAATGCAGCGCGGAGGGCCACTAACCTGACGCAGAGCAGAGTCGATTCGTAAACGGAGTGGCGGCTAGGGGTAGTGCCCGAATGTGTCCACACCGAACCACCAACAACTTTTGTCGCGGGGTAGGAAAGAAGTAATCCGTCTGGCTCATAACCAGAAGACCGCTGGTGCGAGTCCAGCCCCCGCAACCAGTTACACTGGAGCGCATAGGAATAAGGATTCACCATGCCAGAAACTACCGCCAAGGCCAAAACGACCCCCAGCCAAGGGGTAGACACACCCAAGGCCACAAAGGCTCCTCCAAAGAAGATAGGACGCCCATCCAAGTACACCCCAGAGCTTGCAGCAGAGATAGCTCAACGCATCAGCATGGGAGAGCCACTACGCAAGATATGCCGGGACGAGCATATGCCGCATTGGACGGTGATGTACGACTGGTTGGCTCAAGATGAAGCTCTTTCCCTACGGGTCGCACGCGCACGCGAGGCTGGATACGAGGCTCTGGCGGAGGAGGCTCTGGAGATTGCTGACGAGCGGCCAGAGGTGAATGAGTTCCGTGACAAGAATACTGGCGAGGTGCTGAACATCGACCTGAGCAGCGCCTACATCGCTTGGCAGCGCAACCGAGTGGACACCCGACTAAAGTTGCTGGCCTGCTGGTCACCAGCCAAGTACGGCAACAAGGTGCAGATGGGCGGCGACCCCAAGAACCCATTGAAGATTGAGGTGAAGACCGAGGCCGAGCAGAGTCTGGCCGAACTCCTGAAGCACGCCGAACTCAAGCGTCAGGCGGCGAACGCAGAATGATTCACCACATCCCCGAGGGCCACTGCATGAAGCTGGGCCTGAACTTCCGTAGGGCGACGGGTGGCTTTCTGCTTATATGGGCGTGGTATGACATTGCCACCTACACCGCGACTTACTACCGCCTGCGTTTTCGCTGGCACCTCAAGCCCCGCATCCTTTGGTCTGTCAGCAGGTGGGATGTCATTGACAACCACCTCACGCTCAACGGGCTGGTGATGGTGAACCGTGAATGGCTGGAGGACACGAAGGCCAGTTGGCGTGACAAGTTGCGCCGGGACAAAGCGGCAGTCCAGTTCGGCCCATGACTGACCTCGTTGAGTTGCTGGCCGACCCGGCGGTCAAGAAAGACCTAGCCAACGCCAGCCCTGACTACGTCATAGCGTGGGCGTGGCGGATGAAGTGGCTCAGTCAGGCCCATGACCACCAGATACTGCCCCACGGGGATTGGTGGAGCATCTGGCTGCTGCTGGCAGGGCGTGGTGCCGGGAAGACCCGTACCGCCGCCGAGCAGGCTGGCTGGTGGGCCTTCACCGAGCCGAACACCCGCTGGCTGGTGGCCGCGCCTACCTCGGCAGATGTCCGTGGGGTGTGCTTTGAGGGCGACTCCGGGCTGTTGGCCGTCATACCCAAGGCGTTGCAGGCCGACTACAACAAGACCGCCCACGAGCTTAGGTTGACCAACGGCTCCCTCATCAAGGGCATCCCTGCCTCCGAGCCAGAGCGCTTCCGGGGGCCGCAGTTCCACGGCGCTTGGTGCGATGAGTTGGCCGCGTGGGACTACCTCGACGAGGCGTGGAACCAAATCATGTTCTCCGTCCGTCTGGGTGACAGGACGCGCATCATCTGCACTACGACCCCGCGACCAAAGGATTTGATTGTGGACTTAGTGGGGCGGGATGGCGACGATGTCGTGCTGACCACCGCCTCGACCTACACCAACATTGCCAACCTGTCCAAGAACTTCCAGAAGCAGATTCTCCAGTTCGAGGGCACCAAGTTGGGGCGGCAGGAAATCTACGCCGAAATCATCGACCCCGAGGAAGGCGGCATCGTCAAGCGCAACATGTTCAAGCTCTGGCCTGCCGGGAAGGAGTTCCCCAAGTTCGAGTACATCATCCAGTCCTACGACTGCGCCACCAGCGAGAAGACCCAGAACGACCCGACGGCTGCTGGAACGTGGGGAATATTCAAGCCGCTCGACGGCCCGATGTCGGTCATGCTCATCGACTGCTGGCAGGACAGGCTCCAGTACCCCGACCTGCGCCCCAAGGTCATGGACGAGTACGAGGTGGTCTACGGAGAAGGCCGGGACAAGAAGCGGGTTGACCTCGTGCTGGTCGAGGACAAGTCCGCAGGCATCAGCCTGATTCAAGACCTCCAGCGCGGCCACCTCCCCGTCATGGCCTACAACCCCGGCAAGGCCGACAAGGTGCAGCGCCTGAACATCGTCTCCAACATCATCAGCCGTGGCCGGGTGTGGATACCCGAGTCGGACGCCCGCAAGGGCTATGTCAAGGACTGGGCCGAGCCGTTCGTCAGCCAGATATGTAGCTTCCCCGAGACCACCCATGATGACTTTGTGGACATGTGTACCCAAGCCCTGCGCTACCTACGGGACGCTGGCTGGCTCAATGTTGACCCACCGCCACGGGAAGACTACGACGAGGATGACTACGAGGACTCGGGGAAAAAGAGCCGCAGGGTGAACCCATATGCCGTCTAAGAACCAACAAAGGCGAATAAAGACGCACACAGCCTCATACCTGTGCTACACTGACCGTGTTGCCGTAGGAAGCGACAGACGAAGACCGTTTACTCATGCCCCTGCCCTTGGTATTTACCCTAGGGTTCCTACCGGGGGCAGTAGTAAACGGTTTTTTTATGCCCGTCTTTCTGCGCAGCCGTCAGGGCGCGTTAGCTTTAGCTTGCATCGGCTGAACCCAAGAAAGACCGTACCGTGCTTCACCCCATGTGTGCGCCCAGCCTGTCTGCTAGGGACTGGGTAAGGTAGGGGCGACATGGTGAGACAAGACCCCTGCCGAATGAATAGCAGCCTTACAGGAACGCTAGGCGGTGCAATCAATGCGCCCGCTGGGCGAGGAGTGAAAGCCCCGGCTTATCACCCTTGGGGAACCTATGGAGCAAACATGCAATACCTGTTGAACCCAAAGAAAAAAAAGTCCTCCTCGCACATTTGGACTGGAACCGACACGGCTTGCAGGCTGTACAGCACTGGAGGTATGGTTCCATCCAAGCAGCAAATCTTCAGCCAAACCTTCGGCAAGCCCCTGTGCCAGATGTGTATCACCGCGTCCCCGGCCATAGTGTCAACCTATGGTGTAATCCCAGACATCTCCCTACAAGAGGCTGGACATGACTGACGCCAAAGCACGCCTGCTACAGATGATTGCCGATGAACCCCACATGGGCGGGGGTGGATTGCTGAAGGCTGTAACCAAGGCTCAGAAGATGTCCAAGGCTGCGCAGCCTATCGTGTCAGCGGCTGAACATGAGGCCAACCTTGCCCGCCTCCTCGAACCCAGCAAGGCCACCATGCGCCTGTACCACGGGACTACGGCCACCGAGGGCGGCAAGGGTACGGAGGCCATCCGCAGGTTCAAGCCAAGCAAGGAAGGCGCACTTGGCTCTGGCGTGTACCTGACGCCTAGCCCAGCCCATGCCAGCGGCTACAGTGGCATCCCAAACGACGAAGCTCTTGAGTTGATGCTGGGCAACCCAAGCCACCAAAGCACTGGCATGAAGGCGCTGAACCAGCGCAACTCAGGCAACGTCCTGCCTTCGCAACAGGGCGGCAACATGCTGCCTGTCTACGCTCAGATAAAAAACCCGCTCATCATTGAGGGAACGCACAGCGACCCAATGATTGAGGCGCTGACCAAGCTCGGCATGGATGAGGCGCAAGCCGCCAAGATGGTTGAGCGTGCCTATGACACCAAGGGCTACATCGGCAAGGAAGTCGAGTCCCGCGCCCGTGCGCAAGGCTATGACGGCCTGATGCAGTACCGCTATGGTGAGTTGGGCGAGGTCGTGTCCTACAACCCCAACGCAATCAAAAGCGCAACCGGGAACCGTGGAACTTTTGACATCAACGACCCCGACCTGAGCAAGGCCACTGGCGGCGCTGTCCACATGGCTGGCGGTGGTAGGACGCCCAAGTACCCGTGGGAGCGCTACCCGCAGCCCAAGAAGGTGGCCGAGATGCGGGCAAGGGAAATCAACCCCGTTGCTGGCGCGGTGAAGAAGGGTGCGGACTACGCAACCCAGTTGATTGACAAAGGCCCATCGTTCTCCAGCTTGGTGGGCAACTTGGTCGGAGCCGTTCCATTTGTCGGCCCTGACCTGCGCAAGCGCATGGAATCGTCCGACATCTCCATCCCGACTGACATCACCATGCCCAGTTTCATGCCTGAGTACATGTCAGAGCAGGGCACGCCTGTGTACAAGCAGGCTGGCATCGAGATGGGCAAGATTCCAGCCAAGGACTTGATGGAAGTTTTCAAGGTGTCCGACTTCACGCCATTTGCTGGAATGAGCAACGTGGCAGAGAGCATTGGCTACGGCCAGATGCCTGACCCGCTTGACCTGCTGGACGCCGCTGGTGTGGCCGCTCTTGGGTATGGTGCTATCAAGGGTGGCGTCAAGGCTGGCAGTGCGGCTGCTGGTGCTGCAAAGAAAGCAACACAGGCTTTAACTCCAAGTAAAATTACGCCCTTAGAAACAGGAGCTACTTATGCAACAAAACAAGAAGGCCCGTTCTTCCGAGTCAGCCCAACAGCACTTGACACGAGTAAGGCAACAACTCGCGGAATTAAAGAAGCGGATGGGCTACGAGGCTCCGCCCTTGACGGAGGAGGAGCAGAACAAGCTGGACGCGAAGTTCCGAAATTCCTATCGTCAGAAGAGGTGGGTCGAATAATTGCTGACCCAGTTGCGAACGAGCCGCTGAACATTGCAAAGAAGTACACGCGAGACACTCAAGGAACGGATTTTGGAGTCCCGCAGGTTCCCAGTAGCTCGTTGGCAAAACAGTCAGGCATTGCCCGCATTTTTGATTTAGCCGTCCAAGGATCGCCCGAATACAAGTCTGCAATCTTTGGGGCTTATGGCCGGGAGATGCCTGAGTTGATGGAGAGGATTGGCGCAAAGAACTACGACGACCTGATGGAGAAGGCTTACCGTCAGATGGCAAAGGAGACTGACGACCAATTCAAGAGACTGCCGTACAACTTCTCGTACCACCGCGCTGGCGAAGGCAACTACAACGGGGCCAAAGACATGGCTTCTGATGTGCATGGAAACAAGCACCTGTACGTTTATCAAGGTGGCGACAAACACGACTTCTTGCACAACGTCGATCCGCAAAGCGGCCTCAATGAGAACGAGAAGTTCCGGGCCGTCCATGATCTTTTGGGTCACGCCATTTACGGCAACGAGTTTGGCCCCAAGGGCGAAGAGATGGCATGGGCTGTCCACCAGCAGATGTACTCTCCACTTGCGCGGATGGCTATGACGGCTGAGACCCGTGGGCAAAATTCGGTGGTGAACTACAGTCCGCTGAACGCCAAGCTCAAGCAGACCATATCGGAATATGAGCGCTTAGGAAACGAGGCAAGAAGGCGCGGTGACAAAGCTCTTGTAAATAAAATTGCGGAGCTAAAGCGTCAAGCGTATTCCGGGTTGGAGTTTGCTCCCAACAGGGCCGTGCTACTGCCCCCTGAGTTTATGAATCCCCAGTTTGCTGGGGGAATCCCTGAATACCTTGCTGCCGCAAACAAGCCAATGCCGGGAACTTCTATTCAATCGCCCCTAACTCACTTCAGCAACGAGCCGGGTCTGACTTTTACCGACCCCCGGATGTACGGCACGGGCATCAAGGGTGCCGAGGCCGAGCGCCTGATGAACTACCCCGGTGCCGTGCGTGACCGTTCCTACTTCTACATGGGCGAACCAGGATCAGTCCTACCGGAGCCGGGGCTTGGCGTCAACCGCTACCGTGGCGAGTCGTCAAACCTGTACGACATCACGCAAGACCCGCTGAACTTCAACGTGCTGGCTCGTGAGTCCAACCGCACACCCTACACCGCCAAGTACAACCAAGGTATCACCTACCCCACGCAGGACGCCAACGACATTGAGCGCCTCGTCCGTGAGTACGGCTACGAAGGCATGGCAAACCCCAAAGCGTCCAAGCCAATGGCAATCATGTTCAACAAGACCCCGGTGCAGCGCCGCAAAAAAGGCGGTGAAGTTCACATGGCTGGCGGTGGCCTGCTCAAAGCCATCAGCAAGGCCCAGAAGACGGCTAAGGCGGTGAAGGATGCTGAGACCGCCATGCAGACCTTCACGGACATTGCTACGCCAGTAATCCGCAGCGGCACCCGCAAGTTTGATGTGCCTGCCGCAAAGACCAGTGTCATCAAAGAACCGGGTGGCAACTGGCTGAGTGGCAGTGTTGAGCAGGCAATGAAGCCGCTGCGCAAGAAAACCGCCGTAGGTAGCGAACCATCCGAAGTGCTGAATGAATTAACTAATAAATACACTCCAGAAGCAATGAGTAGGTTATCGCCTAATTTACAAGATTTTGTGAATGAAAGCATAACTGAGGTTAAACAAGGGTCAGCCATAAACGACTGGATTGACCGCAATTTGACCAATTACGTCAAGAAGCAAATGGCAACACCCGGTGACCCGGTGCGCAAGTTGGCAGAAGAAGGCATATCACATATGCCTGAACTTGATATTCCCAACCGAAGCGTTCCAGAGTCTCTTGCCGTATTGCGCATGAATGCTGGACAAGCGCCGCTTGGCGTTGGTAAATCAAACGCAGCAAAAGGATGGGAGACCGCAACAGACTATAGGCTCAATGTTGCTCCCGCAAAAGAATATACCAAGCCATTGACAGAATCAGAAATTCGGCGCGGATTCAGTTCAGCCGTAAACACTGACCCGTGGCTTACCAAACTTGACCCAGACACTCCTGTCTTCCATGCAGCAGACGCTGATTCTTTTGCACGCGGCCTCGGCTTTGACCACATCGTCGATGTCTTGAACCAAGACCTTGCCGCTGGCCGCATCCGTCCCGAGCAACTGAACAAAATCAGCATGGAGCAGGCAGTGCGCCGCACCTACGAGTTTGACCAAGAGATGGCAAAGAAGATGCGTGAGACGCAGGCCAAGGTCACCGAGGGTATGCCTGTTCACAAAGACTATTCCGACAAGGGCTACAAGTGGATTGAGTTGAAGGCTCCAGATTACAACTCTTTGCCTCTTGAAGAACGCAAACAAATGATTGCTCGGTTGACTGAAGAGGCCAAGCAAAAAGGTTTGACACCAGAAGACTACATTGAAAGGTATCCTGAAAGCCAATTGGCTGAAGCCCTCAAGTATGAAGGCGACACGATGGGCCACTGCGTTGGTGGCTATTGCCCTGATGTGCTGGAAGGCCGCAGCCGCATTTTCAGCCTGCGTGACGCCAAGGGTGAGCCGCATGTAACGGTGGAGGTTGAGCCAAACCAAAATCCTTACCCCGTAAGTGGAGAAGCATTTACTCGCTTGAGTCCTCAAGAAAAAGCCCAGTACCGTGAGTATGTGAGGCAATGGCGTCAGCGCAACCCTGACGTTGAAGAGTTGACGGACGAGCATACCGCTCAAGCCCTCAAGGAAGCTGGAGTAGCGCCACAGCCAGACCGCATTGTCCAAATCAAAGGCAAGCAGAACCGCGCACCCAAGGAAGACTACCTGCCGTTCGTGCAGGACTTTGTGAAGGGTGGTCAGTGGTCTGACGTTGGAGATTTACGGAACACGGGGCTGCGCAAGGTCGAGGGCCAATACATGACTGAGCCTGAACATGACGATTGGTTGCTCAACCAGCTTCAACCGCCAGAAGAAGGCATGGCCGAAGGCGGCGAGGTCAAATCTTTCTTTGAGGAGAAGAGCGCTAAGCAACGCCTGCTGGACATGATTGCTGAAGAGCCGCACATGGCTGGCGGTGGTCTGCTTAAGGCAATTGGCAAAGCACAGAAGACAACCAAAAAGGCTCAGATGTTCTCCGCTGTGGACAAGGCTTTGGAAGCCTCCAAACGCGGCGCAGGCACAGGCATGGAGTTTGCCAACGAGCTTGCCAAAACCAGCGGCATCAAAAAAGCCGAACTGGTTGACCGTGGAATTATGGTGCCCAGCAAGAACGGCCCAGTGCTGAACCCCGCGCTGACTCAGCTACCCAAGATGAGCAAGCAGGATTTTGTTTCGCACCTGAACGAGAAGTACAAGCCGCCCGGCGTCAGAAAGATTACGCTTGGTGAGCAAAACCTCACGCATGAAGCAATTGACAAAAAAGCCATGCAGATGATGGCCGATGATGTTGGTGATTTTGTAGACCGTAATGGCGATATAACCTACGAAGACGCCTTTAATTATTCCTACGACCACGACTACGACAAGTATTACGAGCGGGCAAAGGATGAGTTGTCTGAAGAGAGCGGCACAAAGTACAGCAAATACAAAATGCCCGGTGCTGAGAACTACCGCGAGAGCCTGTACCAGTACGAAAACCCAAAGGGCACGGCGTTTACGGCAAGCCACTGGGATGACCCCAACATCCTGTACCACATGCGCCAGACAGACAGGGTCACGCCGACGTACAACAGCGCACAAATTGATGCCATCGGCCAACGCATGGCTGACGCGATGGGCACCAAGGTAGAGAACCTTGGCAGCGGTGCGCCTGAAATGATGATTCGCCAAGGTGTCATCAGTCCGCTGGAAGCTGCGCAGTTTGCACATGCCAAGGACTTCCGCAATATGGACATTGACATGTCGCCTGCGCAGAAGCGGGCATTGCACATCGAAGAGATTCAATCCGACTGGCACCAGAAAGGGCGAGATAAGGGTTACGTCAATATGTTTGACAAGCCCTACACGATTGAGCAAGACGTGAACGGCATGTATCGCGTTAAAGACGCCAGCGGAAATACGTTTGAGCCATATCTTGATGGCGAAAGAATGAGTGCATTCTTGACTGCTGAAAGCGCGGAGAACGCGATGAAAGGCAATATGGGTCGGTTGCCTCAACCAGTTGGTATGCCCGACGCCCCATTCAAAAAGAACTGGCACGAACACGCCCTCAAGCAAGCGCTCATGGACGCAGCAGAAGGCGGCTATGACCAGCTACTGATTACGCCCGGAGCCGAGCAAGCCAAGCGGTTTGACTTGTCTCAACAAATTGACACGGTGGAATGGAATACAGACACTGGCCGTCTGTACGCCAAAGAAAAAGAAACTGGCGATTACAGAAAAATTGCAGACAACGTGACATCAGACAATATCGCTGATTATGTTGGCAAGGAAACGGCAAAGAAGCTGATGGAGCAACCCACCTCTCACAGCTACAAGCAATTGAGCGGCCTTGACCTTCAAGTAGGAGGCGAAGGCATGGCTGGCTTTTACGACAAGATGGTACCCAGCTACTTGAACGACATTGGCAAGAAGTACGGCGTGCGGGTTGGCGAACATGCGATTGAAGGCGATGTGCCGTACTCCAAGACCACGCCAACGCTGGCGGATGTGCAGCGCCTTGCGCAAGAGATGTACGGAGTGAGTGACATCCAAGCCATTTCCGCTCTTCCTGTGGAGCAACGCAACGCTATCAATCAAGCCTTTGCTGACAGGGTCAGGGCAGAACACGCCACCAAGCTGCACAGCTTCGACATCACCCCCGAGATGCGGGAAGACATCCTGAACAACGGCCTGCCCATGTACCAACGTGGCGGCGAAGTTCACATGGGCATTGGTGGTGCAGCACTCAAGGCGCGGAAAGTAGCGGAAGCTGCAAAGGCCGCAAAGAAAGCTGCGGAAGTTGCTCCGTACCTGCCCGGTGTCCACTACGCTGACCCGCTTGCTCCGCCAACTATGAAGATGTCCGAGGCTCTGGGCAATGTTGGAGCCGAGGGCAAGACGCTCAACTTCACCGAGACTGACCGCTCACGGGTGTTTGGCCCTAACCGTGGTGGCGCAGGGTTTGCTGGGCTTCAGCACTACTCGTTGCCCCACAAAGAAGCCAACACCGTCTGGGGGTTTGGTAGCAAGGGGATTACCGAAAAGAAAATAAATCAGAACGACCCTGAAAACACAATCTGGACAACCTACGCAGGTTCACCCACCCAGCACAAATCCAACACCGTGGTGGTCAAGGATGCCTTGGGCCAACTGCAATCTGCCAATTTGAGCGGTGCCGTACACCCCAAACAAATTGAGTTCATCAATGACCGCATCCGTGGCTCCTTGAGCAAAAATGGCAAGCCGTTGTTTCCCAGCGACTTTGACATTACCGACCCCAAAGCGTTTGACTTTGCGACCACGTTTGACCGCAGAGCAGCAATCAGTGACGCATTGATGGGCATTGGCGTCAAGAAGCCCATGATTAGTAAAGAGTTCAAGGCGGCTAACCCCGGCGTAAAGTGGCAAGACGCCGCCAACATTGAAGCCATCCTCCAGCGCGAGACTGACCCTGCAATGATGGGCGCAAACACAAATGATGTAGGCCCAAACCTGTTTGTGATGGACAATGGCATCATCCACCGCCCCGACTTGAACGAGGCATTTCCTTACCAAGTGACTGGCAATGACCTTGGAATGCGGTACGAACTCACTCCATTCCGTGATGCAGCACCTGATTGGATACAAGCACGGGGCATCAAGCCAAATGAACCAATCAATGCTTGGGCAATGTCACGCGCTGTGCCAAGCCAATTTGTGAGCGACAAGTATTTGACTGGGCTTCAGAAGAAGGGTCGCAAAGAAGGCGGACTCGCCCAAATTAAAAAGGTAAAACGACATGGCAACACAGTTTCCAATTGACCCAGAGTTCCAGCGCTTCATCGGCGGTGAGCCGCCTGACGCAGAAGGCGAAGGCGTAGAGGTGGACATGCCTGAGATGGCTGAGTTGGACGACTCGACCATTGAGGAACTGCCCGACGGCTCGGTCATTGTCCACACTGGCGACAAAGGCCCGATGGAGGACGAGGAGTTCTATCAGAACTTGGCCGACTCGTTTGACCCGTATGACCTTGACAAGCTCCCGCTGAAGTTCATCGAACTGGTCGAGAAGGACAAGGAAGCCCGCAAAGACCGCGACAAGCAGTACGAGGAGGGCATCAAGCGCACGGGCATGGGCAAGGACGCCCCCGGCGGCGCAAACTTCAACGGCGCAAGCAAGGTGGTGCATCCTGTGATGGCCGAAGCCTGCATCGACTTCGCCTCCCGCGCCATCAAGGAGATGTTCCCGCCTGACGGCCCGACCCGCACCAAGATTTTGGGCGACGTGGACGACGACAAGGTCGAGATTGCAGAGCGCAAGCGCGACTTTATGAACTGGCAGTTGACCGAGCAGATTGAAGAGTTCCGCGACGAGCAGGAGCAGATGCTGACCCAGCTACCACTGGGCGGCACCCAGTACATGAAGCTCTGGTACGACGAGAAAAAGAAGCGACCATGTGCTGAATTTCTACCTATAGACAACGTCATCCTGCCGTATTCGGCCAGCAACTTCTACGGCGCGGAGCGTGTGACCGAGGTGGACATCATCTCGGAGGCCAAATACAAGAGCCGCGTGGCTTCTGGGCTGTACCGCGACACCAGCTACATCCGGGCGACCATGAACCCGGAGCTTTCGCTTGCCCAAAAAGCGACCAACAAGGTCGAAGGCAAGTCGGAGAACGACAACGAAGACGGAATGCGCACCGTCTACCACATCTACACGCATTTGGAACTGGAAGAGGACGGAATTTCCAAGGGTGAGTCAGCGCCGTACATCTTGATGATTGATGACCTGTCCAACGAGGTCATCGGCCTATACCGGAACTGGGAAGAAGGCGACGAAACGCTGACCAAATTGGACTGGATTGTCGAGTTCAAGTTCATTCCGTGGCGTGGAGCCGTCGCTGTTGGCCTGCCGCAGCTAATTGGCGGCCTCTCTGCGGCCCTCACAGGCGCTTTGCGGGCCTTGCTGGACTCTGCCCACATCAACAACGCTGCAACGCTCCTGAAGCTCAAGGGCGGCAAGATTTCTGGGCAGTCCCAAGAGGTCGAAGTCACCCAAGTGGTGGAGATTGAGGGTGCGCCGGGGGTGGATGATGTCCGCAAACTGGCTATGCCCATGCCTTTCAACCCGCCATCGCAGGTTTTGTTCGAGCTTTTGGGCTGGTTGACCAACGCCGCCAAGGGCGTGGTGACCACGGCAGAGGAAAAGATTGCCGATGTCAACGCAAACACCCCTGTCGGCACCACTCAGGCGCTGATTGAGCAGGGTGCAGCCGTTTTCTCGGCCATTCACGCCCGTTTGCACGAGTCTCAGGGCCGTGTGCTGCGTGTTTTGAGCCGAATCAACCGCTGGTACTTGGATGACATGCGCCGTGGCGAGGTTGTGGAGGATTTGGACATCACCAAAGAGGATTTCGCCCGCATCACGGACGTTATTCCCGTCTCCGACCCGCACATCTTCTCTGAGACGCAGCGCATGGCCCAGACACAGGCCGTTATGTCGCTGATGGAGAAGTATCCCGCCCAATTCAACCAAAAAGTCGTGCTGGAGCGCTTCTTGAAGCAGATAAAGGTGCCCGGAGTCAACGAACTCATGGTCGATGTGCCCGCGCCTGCCAAGCTGGACGCCGCCAACGAGAACGTGGCAATGGCTTTGGGCCAAGCGGCCTACGCCTACATCGAGCAAGACCACCTTGCCCACATCCAAGTCATTTTGGACTTCGCCAACAACCCAGTGCTGGGCGGAAACCCCGCGATTGCGCCCGTCTACCTGCCCAAGGCGATGGAACACATCAAGCAGCACTTGGTCTTGTGGTACTTGAACCGCATGAACGGCTATGTGGACATGTCGATGGACAACAAGACGCAAAACTACGACATGGTCAAGAACCCTGCCAAGGTGGACAAGCTCTTCTCCGCCGTGTCCCAGCATGTGCGCATGGACAGCGACGAGGCGTTGCAGAAGGTCATGCCTGCCATCCAGCAGATGCAGCAGCAGTTGCAGCAGTTCCAGCCACAGCCACAGATGTCGGCAGAGACCAAGGTCTTGTTGGACACCAGCATGGCCGAGACCCAACGCCGCACCAAACGCGACCAAGCAGAGATGAACCTCAAGGGGCAGGAGCTTCAATCCCGCATCGAGATGGACATGCAAGAACTTCAGCAGAAACAGCAGTACGACATGGAAGAACTGCAACTGCGCCTTGCCATCGCCAAGGGCGACCAAGAGACCAAAGAACGCATCGAGACAGCCCGCTTAACACGGGATGCGGCCAAGCTCAAGTTCGAGCAAGACAAGTCTGTCAATCCACCAAACCAAGGAGTTCCTTATGGCTACCAGTGATGCAGAGCAAAAGAGCGTGAATGTGCGTCAGCACAAACGCATGGCAATGGGCGCACCTATTACGGGCCAGTCCATGCAAACCAAGGGCGACAGCAAGCCCGCTAAACCACAAGGAGGCTTATCGCAAGCTAAGAAAAAATGAGAACCGTAGGCGACCTTATCGGAGGAGTCAAGGCTAGGCAGGCTGAAATAGCCGCGTCCCTTGCTGCTGGAAATGCAGCTAACTGGGAGTCTTATCACCGGATGGTCGGTCATTTCGCGGGCCTTCAAGAAGCCCTCGACATACTTAACAAACTCTTGAAAGATGAAGATGAATATGAACGAACCGGAAGTCGCTAACACGACTGAATTAGCTTGGGCATTTCCGAGCGTAGACCCCGGCGCAAAACCTCTTGGCGGACGTATCTTGGTGCAACTCCGCCGCACGAAGCAAAAGACAAGTAGCGCGGGAATTATCTTGGTTGAAGAAACTAAGGAAACCGAAAAGTGGCAGAACATGGTGGCGAAGGTCATCGAGATTGGCCCTCTGGCATTCAAGCATCGGGACACGATGCAAGGGTGGCCTGAAGGCTCTTGGTGCAGCGTGGGTGAGTACATCCGCGTTCCGAAGTGGGGCGGTGACCGTTGGGAAGTTCGCGTCCCCGGCTCCGATGACCACGAAGACCCAGCCCTGTTCATGGTCTTGAACGACCACGAAGTCATCGCCAAGCTGACTGGCGACCCACTTGCTATGAAGGCTTACCTATGAACGACAAAACCAAGGAAGACCTCCTCGACGTTGTTGAGGAGCAGGACGGCTCTGCCACCGTTGACCTGCCAGACAATCTGGCGGTACACGACGATGACGATGACGCTGGCAAGCAGCCCGCTGCTGACGCCGATGACGTTGACCACCCCGATGACACCGAAGCGGTGCGGGACGCTCGACGCAATCGCCGCCGCGCCAAGAAGGAGTACATCAAGCGCACCAACGAGGAGAAAGACCAGCGTCTGACCCTGTTGCAGCGCCAGAATCAAGACCTAATGGAGCGTTTGTCTGTTGTGGAGCGCAAGACCCACGGCGCAGACCTTGCCCGGTTTGACAAGGCTATTGAGGACGAGCAACTCCGCCTTCGGTACGCCTCTGCCAAGCTACGGGAGGCCACCGACAACGCTGACGGTGCCGCCCTAGCCGAGGCGCAAGAGCTTTGGTACGAGACCAAGCGCAAGTTGGAGGCCATGCAGAACTTCAAAGCACGTTCTGCTGAGAGACAAAGTGAAGGTGGCGCGGTCAATCCCCGCCTCCAGCGCCTTGCCAACAACTGGATGGAGCGCAACGACTGGTATGACCCGAACGGGGCCGACGAGGACTCCCAGATTGCCAAAGTCGTTGACAACCGCCTTGTGGCGGAGGGTTTTAACCCAGAAACTGAAGAGTATTGGAGCGAGTTAGACAAACGCTTGCAAAAACGCCTTCCCAATAGGTATACACTATCGTCAGACGAACCAACCAGAAGGAGTCCTCCCAGAAGTGTAGTGACGGGGTCGGGCCGCGAGTCCAGTATCCGAGGAGGTGGAAACACCTTTGTGCTTGAACCAGAACAGGTTCGGGCCATGAAAGATGCAGGCATGTGGGACAACCTTGAAAAGCGTAACCGCATGATTAAACGGTACGCACTAGAAGCACGAAACAAAAGGAGCTAAACATTATGGATACTCGTCTTAAAAAATCTCTGTCCGCAGGTGGACGCGAAACTCGCGCAAGTGAGGACGCCAGCCGTGCAGCCCCAGAGGGAAAGTTCATGTCAGCGCAGGAACGTCGGAAGATGTGGAGCGATGAGTGGACACAAAGTGCTTTGCCAAAAGTCCCGGAATTAACGGGGTGGCATCTTTGCTGGTTATCGACAACCAATAGCTACGACAGCATCGACAAGCGGATGCGACTAGGGTACGTTCCCGTGATGGCGGATGAGTTCCCCGGATTCGACAATTACCGCGTAAAGGCTGGAGAGCAGACTGGTTTTATTGCGTGCAATGAAATGATTCTTTATAAGCTCCCTATGGAGATTTATCAGGAAGCTATGTTGCAAATGCACCATGAGTTACCGATGGACGAGGCGGACAAAGTTCGGCTCCAAGTTGAGCAACTTCAAGGTTCTGGACGCGATAGCAATGGCAAGTCTCTTGTCAACGTCGAAGGCGAAGGTTTTGGCGAGTTTGACCGAAACAATGTGAAACTGCCCGTGTTTTACGGGTGATTAACTTAGGAGTTACTTATGTCTTCGACAAATGCTCCGTTTGGTCTGCGTCCCTCTTTCCATCCGACTGGTTTGGATAGAGCGGTTGCGCTGACTGACGGTATCGCTTCGGCTTATAGCTCGAACATTCTGAAGGGCCAACCCGTAGCTTTGAATAGCTCGGGCAATATCATTGCTGCTACTGCTGGAAGTGCCTACCAAGGTGCCTTCGCTGGTGTGCAGTGGACTGATACCACTGGCCGTGTGCGCGTCTCCAACTACTGGCCTGCGTCTACCGCGTATGTCACTGGTTCTTGCATTGCGTACTACTACTCTGACCCGAACATCGTTTACGACATTCAGGCAGACGGCTCGTTGGCTCAAACCTCCATTGGAGACCAAGCCAACTTCAGCAACATCACCGCTGGTTCTGCAACCACTGGTCTGTCGCAATGCACCATCTCTACGAGTTTGGCGGGTTCGAGCGCTGTTGGTGATTTGCGAATCATCAATCTGTCGCCCGGTGTCGATAACGCTTGGGGTGATGCATACACCGTGGTACAGGTTCAAGTGAGCCGAAGCCAGTATGTTGCCACCATCAACGCAATTTAAGGAGGTCTAAAAAATGGCTGCTCCAATGAGAAGTACGGACTTCCGTTCGATTGTTGAACCAATCCTGAACGAATGTTTCGATGGTGTCTATGACCAACGTACCGACGAATGGTCACGGGTTTTCCGTGAGCAGGACGGTATTCCCCGCAACTACCACGAAGAGCCTGTCCTGTACGGATTCGGCGCTGCGCCTCAACTGCCAGACGGAACTCCTGTTTCGTACCAGCAGGGCGGCGTTCTCTTCCTCCAACGCTATGTGTACAACGTGTATGGCCTCGCCTTCGCGCTGACCAAAGTGCTGGTTGAAGACGGCGACCACATCCGCATCGGTCAGGTCTATGCTCGTCACTTGGCTCAGTCTCTCATCGAGACCAAAGAGACCCTGTGCGCGAACATCCTGAATCGTGCGTTCAACTCCAGCTACCCCGGTGGCGATGGCGTGTCTTTGATTAGCACTGCTCATCCTATCGTGAACGGTACTTTCAGCAACCAGTTGACTACAGCCGCAAACCTGTCCCAGACATCGCTTGAGCAGATGCTGATTCAGATTCGCCAAGCTGTGGACAACAACGGCAAGAAGATTCGTCTGGTGCCCCGCCAACTGGTGGTCGCCCCCGGCAACGTCTTCCAAGCTGAAGTTCTGCTGAAATCGGTTCTGCGTGCTGGCAACGCCAACAACGACATCAACCCCATCAAGTCCATTGGCTTGCTGGACGAGGGTGCCGCTGTTCTGTCGCGTTTGACCTCCGCAACCGCATTCTTTGTCCAGACCGACACTCCCGAGGGCATGAAGCTCTTGATGCGCCGCAAGCTGGAGAAGACGATGGAAGGCGACTTCGAGACTGACTCGATGCGCTACAAGGCAACTGAGCGTTATATCCCCGGATATACCGACCCACGCGCTATGTACGGCACGCCCGGACTGTAAAGTCACAAGGCTTTGGGGGGCTGGGCCTTGACCACCCCCTAACATTTTCAACATCGGTCAAACTTTTCAAGGAGCAGACCATGCCTTCATTTGCAGATGATCTATTTCTGGGAACGGCTGTCGCCTATCAAGGCATAGACGCTTACCCCAACACCTCTACTTTTACTGGCTCCATAGCCACCACCACACTGACCGTCACGGAAATGCTGTCGGGCGACCCCATTGTTCTGGGTATGTACATTGACAGCTCAACCGCCCTGACAAATGGAACCTACATCACGGCATTTGGCACTGGCGCAGGTGGCGTAGGCACCTACACCGTAAGTGCTTCGCAGACTGTTGCAAGCTCCACCATTGTTGGCTCTGGTAATGCCTTGTTGCAAAACCCTGCCCCAATGGAAGTGGGCGTTGGCCCAGTGGGTCGTCTGTACATCTGGGATGTGGTGCCACAGGCCAAATTGACGACCAACATTGTTGCGGCGGTAATTACCACTGCCACGACTTTGACGCTTGCCGCTGGAGCCGGGGTTAAATCGGCTACCCTCGTAAACGGTGCAACTGGACTGCAACTGGACTGCCCCCGCGCTGTTTCTACAACCACAGGCGCAGGTAGTCCCACTTCGGTCAATATCACCGTTTCAGGCTACGACTACTACGGTCAGGCCATGAGCGAGGTGATTGCAACAGGGACGGTGGCGTCAACAACTGTGAGCGGTAAGAAAGCCTTCTACCAAATCTCCAGCGTTGTTTCTTCGGGGGCCAGCGTAGTTACCGTGGCTGTCGGCACAACTGATATTTTGGGTCTGCCCTTGCGAGTGATTGACCGAGGTTACATCACCCGCGCTGGCTGGGACAACACCTTGGCTGAAGATACTGGCACTATGACCGTTGCCGCTACTGCTACAGCAACCACCACCACTGGTGATGTGCGAGGCACTTACTTACCCTCCTCTGCGGCGGACGGTGTCAAGCGCCTTGTGATGGGAATAGCCCTGCCAGCGATTGCGGCAGGCCCGAATGCAACCCGTGTTGGCGCATTTGGCGTCACACAAGCATAAGGAGTAAATCATGGGCCAATTCAAACCAATGGTCAAAATGATGACCACTGAGCCTTCAGTCGAACTGAAGCTCAAAAAAGGTGGCAGCGTCAAGAAGGCTGATGGCGGAATGATGGGTGGTATGCCACCTACCGCGCAGCCTATGAGCGCTATGCCTGCTCGTGGCGGCATGATGAAGGCAGCTACCCCTATGGCTCCTTCCTTGGCCGCTCGTCGCCGCGCTATGCGCTCGATGGGTGCTGGCCCCTCCGCTCCTGTTGGCTTGGCAGCAAGCCGCATGATGAAAGAGGGCGGCAAGTCTGACAAGGCCCAAGACAAGGCCATGATTCAGAAAGCCTTCAAGCAGCATGACATGCAAGAACACAAGGGCGGAAAGGGCACCAAGTTGGCCTTGAAAAAAGGCGGCAAGATGAAGAAGTACGCCACTGGCGGAGCAATCCCCAGCGAGACAACTTCCGGTACGCCTGCTACGACCATCATGCATCAAGCTAAAGCTGACAATTCTCCTGCCACCACTGGTGGCGTGAAGAACGGCAACGGCGGCGGCTACAAGCGTGGCGGGGCCATGAAAAAGATGGCTACTGGCGGCGTTGTGAAGGGCCAAGCTGGCTATGCAACTGGTGGACGCATTCCTTCGGAAAGCACCTCTGGTTCACCTGCTACGACCATTGTGGACACTGGTAAGTACGACAACGCTCCCGCTAAAACTGGCGGCGTGAGTTACGGCAATGCTGGTGGCTTCAAGCGCGGAGGTGCAACAAAAAAGCACTTCGCCACGGGGGGCAGTGTTAACAGCGCTGGTTCTGCCGTGGCAATGCCGCAAGGTCGCAAGCCTATTCCCTCTCCTGTTGAAATCACCCAACTGGCTGGAACCTACAAAAAGGGCGGCAAAGTCGCCCCGGGTAACCGCCAGTTGCAAGCAGTCAACAAGATGGAAAACGCTACCGCGATGCGCCAAGCCAAAATGGATAGCAACCTGAAGTACGGCTCAGCCAACAAGCTGAAGCTGGCTGAAGGTGGTTCACCCAACGACAAGTACACCCTCAAAGACCCCAAGGCTGTGACAGACAAGACCAGCCGTGAGCTTGAAGAGGCGTTGAACCCGTTGAGCATGGTGAAAGAGCTATACAACAAGGCGCGGAATGCGTTTAACGGGCAAGGCTCCATGACCGACAAAGAACGGGCTGACGGCAGCGTCACCAAGACCAAGGAATCGGTCACGGTGTCACCAGCGAAGAAACGTGGCGGGCGCGTTTGTTAAAAACGAGTGGGGGCTTCGGCCCCCGCTTTCTTTGGAGATTTCTATGGCTATTACAGCTACCTCTCAAACGCTTTTTGATGGTGAGCGCATTGCCATTATGAAGTTTTACGCAACCATGAGCGCGACTGAAAATGAATCAGGCGTTGTCAAGGTAAATCCTTCAACTCTCACGGCATCTGCTGCTGGCGGAGCTTGTGACGCGGTGTCTATCTTGAAGGTGACAGCGCTCACCCACGGGCTGGAAGTTCAAATGAACTGGGTTGCTACCGCGCCCGTGGTCATTGAAACTGTTCCGCAAAATAGCCAGTACACGCAAGACTATTCTAAGATTGGTGGTCTCACCAACAACGCTGGCACGGGTAAAACAGGCGGCATCTCATTCACTACGTTCGACGGTAGCGCAGGCGATACCTACACCGTGGTGCTAGAGATGCAAAAGCATTACGTCAACCCTGTGACCTGACCATGCCCAGCAAATCTGCTGCCCAGCACCGCCTGATGGCGGCTGCGGCCCACACCAAGGGCGGGTTTGGTGGCGTCCCCCAGAAGGTCGGCAAGGAGTTTGTCAAGGCCGACAAGATGGCAGAAGGCGGAGTAGCCCAGTCCCTGAAAAAAGCTGGGTTTTACGAAGAGGGCAAGAGCAGGCCAGAGCGCTTGAAGATTGTCAACCGAGCAACAACCAAACCTGAGCGGGTGCAAATTGTGGAAAAATTATTCTCGGCCAAGAAAATGAAAGGCGGCGGCTTGTATGAAAATATCAATGCAAAACGTGAGCGCATATCTGAAGGCTCTGGTGAAAAAATGCGCCGAGTGGGCAGCAAAGGTGCGCCAACGGCTGATGCCTTCAAGCAGTCAGCCAAAACAGCCAAAATGAAAACAGGCGGCAAGGCATCAAAGTCTTGCTGGTGAATCATGGCAAAAAAGAACCCATCCCTCGCCATTGGCCGTGGCGAAAAGCTACCTGCCAAGCAAGGCGCAGGGCTTACCGCAAAGGGCCGCGAGAAGTACAATCGTGAGACTGGTTCCAACCTGAAGGCTCCCCAGCCACAGGGTGGCTCCAGACGCGATTCTTTCTGCGCTCGAATGGAGCCAGTGGCTGAGAAAAGCGACAAGGGAAGCCGCGCAAGGGCTTCAATGCAACGGTGGAACTGTCCCGGCTGGTAAGGAGCAATCATGGCGTACAAACCCAACCCTGACCGCAAAGTCGTGAACGGGAAAGCTGTTGTCTCCGCAAAGGAGCTTGCAGACTTCCAGTCCGAGTACGGAAGCGACAAGACCCTGCGCGACTTGCTGAACGCAGACAAGGGGCTGTCCCGTGCGCCAGAGTTTGGTGTCAACAAGCCCCGCAACCCCAGCGTCAAGGACGGTTCGGAAGTTCAACGTCAAGGTGCTACCTACGCCAAGCCTTCAATTGAAGAAGGTGGCGTCAAGCCAAAAAGCAGGTCTAGCTGGGATTCAACTTTTGGCGAAGACGCGGAGGCAGGGTTCAAAAAAGCAGCACGCGGCGACAGCCCGTTTAATGATGCGCTGATGGGCGCTGGACAGCTTGCAATTGCCGCCATGCCCGCTGGGAAGGCTTTAAGTGCCGTTCGGCCTGCAATTGGCTCGTTGGTCAAATATATGTCCAAGAAAGACAAGCCAATCTCCAAAGAAGAAGACCCGGCATTTTCATCTGGCAGGTCAAGGGATAGTCTTTTTGGAGATGAAACCCCCGGCGGATTCAAAAAAGGTGGCGCTGCGAATCAGTACACCAAAGGTGGAAAAATTAACCTTGGTGCATGTGGTGTGTCCACCCATGTGCCCAGCAAGAAAAACGCTAACTGGTAGGAGAAAATTATGGCTGACGATTACGCACCCAACTACAGCTTCACCGCAGAACAGAACCCATCTACTGGTGAAACAAAATACTTTTACACCAACAATAACACTCAGAAAAAAACTGAGTTGCAGGATGCTGATGCCTACAACCGACTGAAGGCAAAATTTAACACCGTAACCGACCAAGGGTTTAATGATGTAACCCAAGCGGCTGAACAAGATGCGGGTTTTACGCAAGACGATACTGCACAAGCCATGCGTGCCCGCAGAGCAGCAATGCAGCAAAATCCGTTGCGCAAAGCCACTGGCGGAAAAATCAATCTTGGCGATTGCAAGGTCAACACGACCTCGAAGAACAAAGCATCTCCCGCTTGGTAAGACATGGCCTACTCTGGAACCACTGGCACTACCGTTATCACGGTACAGACCCTGATTGACCACGGCGCTCGGCGCTGCGGCAAGCTGGCGGAGGAACTGACTTCGGAGCAGGTGCTGTCTGCCCGCGAGTCGCTGTTTTTTCTGCTGTCCAACCTCATCAACATTGGCATCCAATACTGGGCCATCGACAAGAAGGTCTACGGTTTCACGGCGGACAAGTACATCTACGACCTGCCTTTGGGCGGCAACGATGTCCTGAACGCCCTGTACCGCTGGATGGACAGGCCCAATGGTTCCTACACCTCGTCTGCTGGCGGCACGGTAGCCAACCTGTACGACGGCGATGTAGACACCATCTGCACCCAGACATCGGCCAACGGCAACATCTCGGTCACCTTCGGTACTGCAAACCCCATCTACGTTGGCTCCATTGGCTTCTTGCCCGCAGCGTCTGGCACATGGTCAATCATCTACGAATACTCAATTGACGGCAGCACTTGGCAGACCCTTGTGGACTTGGGCAGCATTGCCGTGGTCAACAACGAGTGGGTGTGGACGGACATTGAAAACGGGCAGAACGTCGGCTTCTACCGCATCCGCGCTTACAGCGGAACCACACTGAGTCTGCGCGAACTGTACTTCGGCAACAACTCCACCGAAATCACCATGTCGCGCCTGAACCGCGATGACTACACCAACCTGCCAAACAAGAACTTCACGGCCAACCAGCCGTTCCAGTTCTGGTTCAACCGCACTATTCCGCAGGCGCAGATCTGGCTTTGGCCGACCCCGCAGAACGCCTTCTACCAAATGACGGTGTGGTACTCGCGCCAAATCATGGATGTGGGCGACCTGTACGGCGAGTTGGAGATACCGCAGCGCTGGTACATGGCCGTCTTGTGCATGTTGTCGCACCAGATGTCGCAAGAGTTGCCCGGTGTGGACTTGAACAAAATTCAATACCTCGAAGGGCAGGCCGCAAAGTACCTGTCGATGGCCGAGGAAGAAGAGCGTGACCGCAGCCCGATATATTTGGCACCCAATATTCATCCTTACACAGCATAGTCATTTATGCAGTTTTGTACTTACGCCCACTACAAGCCAGACGGTTCAATGTTTTACATTGGAAAAGGCTCAGTTAAACGCGCCCATAGTGCCGCTGGACGGAATATTGTGTGGAAGCGCACAGTGGAAAAACATGGCGGTTTTTCTGTGGAAATTCTTGGTCGATGGGCATCTGAGCCAGAAGCCTTTGACCATGAAATTTTTTTGATAAATACTTTGCGAAGCATAGGAACCCCGTTGGTCAATATCGCTGCTGGAGGTATGGGGTCTACTGGCTTTAGGCATTCCGATAAACACAAGGCATCTTTGGCAGAAAGGATGCGTGAGCGCAACCCAATGAGTAAGCCGGGAGTCCGCGCTAAACAAGTTTCCGCGTTGAAACTAGCTATGAATCGTCCCGAAATTCGAGCAAAACAAAGTCTTGCGCGAATTGGTATGCAATTTTCCAATGTGCATTTAGCTGCTTTACGCAAATGCCATCCAACCAAGCCCTGCGTGGTCAATGGCGTGCAGTATGTTTCTTTGATGGAGGCGTCTCGCCTTCTTGGGATTCGTCATGGCACTTTGCACCGTTGGCTAAACCACCCAGAAATTCAGCGTGGGGCAAAATATCAACACCTCACCGAAGTGAGGTGGTTGTAATGCCCATCTTCCTTGACACCCTTGGCAACTCCACCCTGTCCATCGCCATCTGCGATAGGTGCAAGATGAAGCGTGCCCACTCGGTGATGAGGAATGACCCCAACTTCCCCGGCCTGCGGGTGTGCAACGAGGGCTGCGCAGACCAGATTGACCCGTACCGCCTTGCCGCGAGGAAAACAGAGCGCATCAACATCCGTTTCCCGCGTCCAGATGCAAGCGTTGCCGCGAACGATGACTACCTGCTGACTGGCGGCAACAACGAGTTGTACATCTCCACCGAGCAGAACACGCAGACGCCTACTCAGACGGGGAATAAGGATACGATTGCACCCAGCCCACCTAGCAATACGAGTACATAATGTCCGCACAAGTCACAATTACCCAACTGCCGCAGGCTGGAGCAATTACTGGCTCTGAACTCGTACCCATCGTCCAAAGCGGGGTTACGGTACAGACCACCACAAGTGCAATTGCTGGGTCTCCAACGCAGACCTACACCTACCTGACGGTCACCCAGACCCCGCAGTTGGCCAACAGCCGCTACGTCGGCGTCACCAATGGGCTGGTCATTACCGACGGCGGTGCCCAAGGGTTGTTCAATATCAGCACCACAGGCGCTTTGTTGTCGCTGGTGAACTCCGGTACTGGGTTTCAAGTAAAAACGTCTTCTACGGCCATTACGCCGCGTTCTATCGCCGTTTCCGGGACTGCCTTGTCCATCTCCAACGGCAGCGGCGTGTCTGGTGACCCGACCATCTCGTTGACCGGGCAGGTCTTAAACTTTGCAAACGCCAGCTTCAATGGCCTCGTTGTCCTTTCCACCGGAGGTGCTATCACCTCGGCCACCATCACGGGCACATCAAACCAGATTGCTGTGACCAACGGCAACGGTATCAGTGGCAATCCTACTGTTGGCTTGGCTGACAACGCAATCATGCCCGGCACAGGGTCGATGACAGTCCCAGTTGGTACGACGGGGCAGCAGCCTTTTGGTAGTGCTGGCATGATTCGTTACGACTCCACCGTAGGAGCGTTCCTCGGGTATTCTGGTAGTGGATGGAACCAGTTCTCTCTGGCTGGAGGGGTAACCCAAGTCAACACCGGGACGGGCCTGACTGGTGGCCCAATTACGGGCATTGGAACCATCTCCATTGCCAATACGGCGGTCACTGCTGGCAGCTACACCCTAGCCAACTTCACGGTCAACGCGCAGGGGCAGATTACTCTTGCCTCCAACGGCACGGCATTGGTCTCTTCCTTCACCGCAGGCTCTACAGGCTTCACTCCAAACACAGCCACTACGGGCGCGGTGACCCTCGGCGGCATTTTGAACGCATCAAACGGCGGGACTGGCGCTGCCACGCTGACTGGCTACGTTTACGGCAACGGCACTGGTGTGATGACCGCCGCTACGACAATCCCAAATGTTGGCCTAGCAAACAGTTCATTGACCATTGGAACAACGGCCATCAGCCTTGGCGCAAGCAGCCTGACGCTGGGCGGTCTGACTACGGTGACGGTAACCCAAGACCCAGTATCTGCCCTGCAACTGGCGACCAAGCAGTATGTGGACGCGGTGGCACAAGGGTTAGACCCTAAAGCATCATGCGTAGCGGCAACAACAGCAAACATTACACTTTCGGGGGCGCAGACCATAGATGGCGTATCCCTTACGGCGGGTGACCGTTGCTTAGTTAAAAATCAAACTGCGCAAGCAGATAACGGCATCTATGTTGTTGCAACAGGCTCTTGGACTCGCGCAACGGATATGGACAATTGGTTGGAAGTGCCGGGGGCGTTTACCTTCATTGAGCAAGGAACCCTGTATGCTGACACTGGCTGGGTCTGCACATCAAACGCTGGCGGCACAATAGGCGTAACCGCCATCACTTGGGTACAGTTTGCTGGTGTAGGCTCTTACACCGCAGGCACAGGACTGACCCTCACGGGAACCCAGTTCAGCATCACCAACACGGCGGTCACCGCTGGAGCCTACGGCTCGGCCACGCAGGTTGGAACCTTCACCGTCAACGCGCAGGGCCAATTGACGCTGGCCGGGAACACCACGGTCACTCCAGCGGTCGGCTCCATCACGGGACTTGGAACAGGCGTGGCGACTGCGCTGGCCGTCAACGTAGGTACTGCTGGTTCGTTCGTGGTCAACGGCGGCGTTCTGGGCACGCCAAGCAGCGGCACTCTGACCAATGCAACAGGGTTGCCAATATCCACGGGCGTGTCCGGTTTGGGCACTGGCGTGGCTACCGCGCTGGCAATTGCCATCGGCTCTGCTGGTGCTCCAATCACATTTAACGGCGCTTTGGGAACCCCAAGCAGCGGCACGGTGACCAACCTGACTGGGACTGCGTCGATTAACATCAACGGTACTGTTGGGGCCACCACGCCAACAACGGGCAACTTCACGACTGTGACTGCCACAACTGGAATCTTCGGAGGTACGTTTTGATGCAGGCATACCTTATCCAAAATAGACTCAATGGCAAGGGCTACATTGGAATCACAACGCGGTCTGTTGGCCGTCGGTGGTACGAGCATCGCTTTGTTTCAAATAGCTGTGGCAAGCTGTTATCAAAAGCCATTCAAAAATACGGCGCAGATTCGTTTGAAATCACGGTGTTGGCATCCGCACTTGCCGATGTTGATGGCCTCAAAGAGCTTGAGAAGCAATTAATTATTCAACATAACACCATTGTGCCGTCAGGGTACAACTTGACTATGGGCGGGGACGGCGTCTTTGGCTACAAGCAATCCAAAGAAGTGATTAGGCGCGTTGCTGCAAAAAAACGTGGCACTAAAATGTCCGCAGAGTCAAAACTCAAAATGCATGAGGCCCATCTCGGTGAAAAAAATCACTTCTTTGGGCGGACGCATAGTGAAGAAACAAAAAACAAAATTTCAGCAACAAAAAAAGGTTGCGCTGGCCCTTGGGCTGGCAAACCTAGGAGCGAAGAGACAAGACGAAAAATCTCTGAAGCACTGAAAAAACGGTTTGAGCAAAGGATTTAATCATGGCACAAAGCGGCTTCACGCCTATATCCATCTACTACAGCGCTACGGCGTCGGCTGTTCCGCTGGCCGCAAACCTTGTCGCAGGTGAGCTTGCGCTCAACACGTTGGACGGCAAGCTGTACTACAAAAACAGCAGCAACGTGGTCACCTTGCTGGCGTCTACCGCAGGCTCTTCTGGCGATGTGGTTGGCCCAGCATCGGCCACCGACAACGCTCTGGCGAGGTTTGATACCACCACTGGCAAACTGATTCAGAACTCTGTTGGCATCTTGAGCGATGCGGGTGTGTTGACTGGTTTGACTGGCCTCACATCGTCTGGCTCCATTACGTTATCCAGTTTGACCTCGGGCCGCGTCCCCTACGCAACCACCGCTGGCCTGCTGACCGACTCCGCTAACTTGCTGTACTCAGGTACTGACCTGACTGTCTACGGACTCACCGTAGGCCGAGGCGCTGG